CAGCTATGTCCTGCCCTTGCCGGCTGAAGCGGAGGCAGTCTAATGGCATCCTTCCTGGAACGCGTCCGCGACCGTTTGGCGTGGTTTAACGAAAACGCAAGCGAAACCACGACAGACAGCAAAGCAGATACGCCAGATATAGAACCCGAGAGAACGCAACTGGCACTTGTGGAGAGTGAAAACACGCTGATGTTAGGCACGCGACGTTTTGGCGATACGGACTATGACCGTCTGCCTTATGACCGGCAGGAACTGATGGGAAACTGTCTGGAAGCCTGGCGTTTCAACCCCCTGGCAAGGCGCATTATTGAGCTGACCACGCAATATGTCATCGGTGCTGGCATGACTTTGAGCGCTGACGACACAAAAGCTGAGGTTTTTTTGCACAGTTTTTGGCGTCATCCGCTGAATAAAATGGACTTGAAACTGTCCGAACTATCCGATGAACTGGCGCGCACGGGCAATTTGTTCCTGATGCTGTCCAGTGACCCCAGCGGGATGAGTTTCGCGCGTATCGTGCCCAGCACCGACGTGCTGAGCATTCATTCACGCGCGAATGACGTGGAGCAGGAACTGACTTACACCTTGCGGGGCGCGCATGGTGAAGAGGACTATCTGGTGCCAGCCTGGCGCGCGGATCGTCCTGCCACGCAGCAAAACGATGTGTGCATTTTGCATTACGCGGTCAACCGACCCGCCGGCGCGCAGTGGGGCGAGCCGGATTTGGCGCCGGTATTACGCTGGCTGGCACGCTATTCGGCTTGGCTTGAAGACCGCGTGCGCCTCAACCACTTTCGCAACGCTTTTGTCTATGTCGTCAAGGCGCGTTTTGCCAACGAAAACGCCCGGCGCATGCGCCAAATGCAACTGGCAAGCCAACCACCTAATGCTGGGTCAATTTTGGTTTGCGACGAGAGCGAGGAGTGGTCGGTGCTTTCGCCCAAACTTGAAGCCCTGGACGCGTCCACGGATGGTCTGGCGATTAAGAAGATGATTGTGGCTGGTGTGGGTATTCCCTTGCACTTTTTGGCAGAGCCGGAGTCATCGACCAAAACGACCGCTGAATCCGCCGGGCATCCAACCTATCGCCGATTTGAAGAGCGTCAACGCGTCCTGTGCTGGATTTTGGAAGACCTTTTGCGCGTGGTGCTGAAGCGAAAAGCGGTCTTTGACACCAGCATCAATCCCAACGCGAAAATCATCGTGCGTGGTGGCGATATCCATTCCCGCGATAATCTGGAACTGGCGCGCGCGGGACATCAAATGGCGGATATAGCGCTGCGCATGGTCGAAAAAGGCATGATTGACGCGCCCGAAGCCTTGCGCCTTATTTATCGTTTCATCGCTGAAAAAGTGCCGGAAACGAATCCCTGATTGCGAAAAACGAAACCAGGACTTGACGTGTGGGGCGCTTGTCCCGGTTTTGAAATGGTTTTGAAAGGAGTCTTATGACACAACACAGGTATCGCCTGGCATTGGAAGTCAACCCGATTAGCCCCGACAGCTTTGAGATTTTGGCAATTACGGCGGGAACGGCTAACGGATGGGAATTTCCCGCGGAGATTTTACGCGAGTCCCTGGCATTGTGGGACGGTGTGAATTGCTTCGTGGATCACGATTTGGCGGCACGCTCGGTGCGCGATATCGCTGGCGTTTTGCGTAAACCCAGCTGGGATGAAAACGCGCAAGGCGTTCGCGCGGAATTGCAGGCTTTTGGGCCTTCCGCGCACGTCTTGAGCGATATCGGACGTCAGATACTGGAAATCAGCGATGAACCCGCGGTAAAGGTGGGTTTCTCCGCGGATGTGCTTTTTAAGGGCACGAACGGGAAGGTCGAGAAAATTTTGCGTATTTTCTCGGTCGATTTGGTCTACAACCCAGCGCGAGGCGGAATCTTTTTGCGCGCGCTGAACCAACTGGGCATAAAACCCATCATCAATGGAGAAAAAAAGATGAATCAAATTCAAGAACAAGATACGCTTGAACTGCAAAGCGATACTGGTTCCGCGGAAGACCTGAGCCAGGATTTGCAAAGCCAGCTTTCGGAGATTCGCAATATGCGCCGTGAGATGAGCGCTTTCCTGCTGGAAAGTTCTCTGGCGAACACAAATTTACCACCGAGTATGCAAAGTCACATTCGCGAACGCTTTCAGGGGCGAACTTTCGCGCCGGCGGAGTTGCAGAGCGCGATTAAAGAACATCAAAAACTTTTGAGCGAACTGGATGGCGGGCGTTCGGTAAAAGGACACGCCCGTGTGGAAGCTATGTTGGAACCCGTCGAACGTTTGCAGGCCGCTACGGATGACCTTTTTGGCGCGCCACGCGATAAAGCGCTGGAAAACGCGCGGGTCGCGCGTCTGAGTGGCATTCGCGAGCTTTATCTTACCCTAACCGGCGACCACGATCTGCACGGTGGTTATTATCCTGGCCGTGTGCAACTGGCCACGACCGCGGACTTCAGCGGACTGGTTAAAAACAGTCTCAACAAACTGGTGGCAAACACCTGGGAAGAACTCGGACGCGCTGGATACGACTGGTGGAAGCAAGTTACCGTGCAGGAGCATTTTAATAGCTTACATGACATCACCGGCACGCTGGTGGGCACGGTGGGCGATTTGCCCTTGATTGCTGAAGGCAGGAATTACCCCGAACTTATGGTGGGCGACTCGCCCGAAACGGCCAGTTTCGCCAAATATGGCGGATATATTCCTCTCACGCTGGAGTTAATCGACCGCGACGAGACCCGCAAACTGCGCGCATACGCGCGCGAATTAGCCGTAGCCGGTTTGCGAAAAATTTCGCGTTTGGTGGCGGAAATCTTCACCCAGAACAATGGCACGGGTCCAACCATGCGCGATGGCAAACCTTTGTTTGGCGGGGGTAATCCGGCTGATGGTGGGCATGCGAACCTGGGCACTTCAGCACTAAGCGCTGATAACTGGGACCTTGCCTGCAGCGCGGTTTATCGCCAGCCGATGTTGGTCAAAGACGCTCCTGGCTTTTATGGCACGGGCCCGCAAATGGCGGTCAATCCCAAATATCTTTTGGTGCCACGCGCCCTGCAAAAGACCGCGCTGGAAATTTGCAGTGGTTCCTTTGTGCGCGAAGCGGATCACGTTTACGACAACGTTCTCAAAGGCAGCGCGGTGCCGGTTGTGGTGCCAGAATGGACCGACGCCAACGACTGGGCAGCGGTTTGCGACCCACGCGTCGCGCCGGCTATTTTCGTGGGCGAGCGTTTTGGTCTCGCGCCGGAAATCTTTATTGCCGGCGATGAGCTTTCGCCATCCGTGTTCAGCAATGATGAGCACCGTCTGAAAGTGCGTCATTATCTGGCGGTGTGGGTCAACGACTATCGACCAGTTTTCAAGGCAAATGTGGCCTAAGCTGATGCGAATAAATTCCTGAGACTAAAGAAAGGTGAAAAATGACAGATAAGTGGCGACTTTTGTTGAGTTCGCGCAAGTTTTGGGCGACCGTGGTGGGCTTGGTTTTTCTGATAATCAAAACCTGGTCACCGAACTTTCCGCTCGACGCGGAGCAAATCGCTGGCATTTTGGCGCTTTTGGTGAGCTATATCCTGGGCACCGCGCTTGAAGATGGTTTGCGGGGTTTGAAATAAACTGAATTCCTGGGGCAGTCTTGTGGGTATCAGCTTGCAGGACTGCCCCTGATGGGGGAAATGAAAATCAGATTGCAAATAAGGAGAGATAATGGACGACAAAAAACTGAAACTGCTTGTAAAGCACCTGGCGGGTGATGGCGCGCTGGCATGGGCGTGGAAAAAAGATGACAGCTTGGTGGTGATTGAGCGCAGTGGCGAAAAAAGGCATTACAGCGCGGAAGTCTGCCGAAAAGCATTGAAAAAACTCGAAACGAAAATAAGGAAAAAAACCGATGAACAAGCTGGATGAACTGTGTACCCGCCTGCAAAGGCAATATCTTGACCCAAACAGCACGGCTTTGCCGGTGGTCGCGCTGCACGAAGCTATTCAATTCACGCTGGATAAAATCAACAGTCGTTTGGGGAGCGATTTTGAAATCGAAGGCCTGGCTAACGCCACCAAACACACTTTACCTGACGACTATTTACTTGTACTGCTGACCGGCGCGGGCGCGCATTTGATGCAGTTCATTCTGCAAAATCACCTGGGCACGTACACCAACATGGGCGGGGAACCGGCGCTGATGCAGAGCCTGGCACGCTATCACGATGAGCGTTTTGAGTGGTTGCTGGAAGGTTTGCGTCTGGATAGCATGCAAAAAAGCGTCACGCTGCCCTATGCGCGCTGGGACTGGAAGGGGCCTTTGCGATGGCGAATCTAGCTGGTCTGGCGCTGGGCAGTGGCACGCGTCCGGAGACAATTGACTGGTTCAAGCTGGATGAAGGGCCTTTTATGCCGGGCTTTTTGGGTGCTGATTACGCGC